CGTATCTGCACTGGATTCCAAGGCTCTTTGAAAAGCGACATCTTGTGCTTCTAACAGAGGCTTGCGTTCCTGTCGGAGAGATTCCCTTTTTATCTCTTTAGCCTTGTCAATATTGATCGTAATCACGCACCTACTCCATCGTATGAATTGGTGAAATCATAGTCCCACGCATTCCTAAATTCTCGGTCTGCTGGGAGTTCTGAACTGTCGATGATTTTGTACTTTACTCCGGTCGGTACGTCTTTAGCACAGATCTGTTCTAAAGTAAGGCCACAGTTTGGGGCAGGTACTAAAACAGAGATGGTTTCGTCATTGGGGAAAATTGCTAGTTTCATTTAGCTCCTAATATAGAATTGCTACAGAAAATTCATAACCATAATAGCTACTACTAGTAGCATTAACGTAAAACATTGTTACATCCACATAACCAAGTTGTCGATCTCTCACCATCACGTCTCTATTATACCCCCCACCCTCAACATCAACCCCACCAGTTAATAAAAGATAATCTGTTGAAGGCATATTCTCTGTAAAAGTTATTCTAATCTTGCCTTGAGCTTGCCATGTAAAAGAGTCAATGTTCTCCGTTTTTAAAGCGTGGGGGGCAGTGCCGGAAGTGCTAGAACTCGTTTCTCCAAATAAAGCATATCCTCTTAGTGCGTAAATTGGAGCATCATCTCCGTTAGTGATATCTGCTATATTCCGTGCATTACTCATGTTGCATCCAGTGCTGTGGGCCAATCATTGCTTGATCTCTTGGATAATAATCGTACTTTGTGCAGAGTTGTGTTGAGCCTTCAAAGCATTACCTCCCGATTTTGCAATTTTAACCGAATATGTTATTGGGCTACCTGCGGAGGCTGGAGTGATCCAAGCTATAAAAGGGTAACGTCTATATGGTCTTTCTGTACCATCTGAATTTGCGTACCAAGTGTAGTTAGTTGGGTCAGCATATACATTGCTTGCCCCATCGTGGATAATAGCACCCAACCCTACATCCAGACTTTCTTGCCAAAAGACAAAATTTACTTGAATCAAAAGTTTGTTTGAGGTTGAGCGAGGTGTAATTGTTGCTGCTAACCCAACTGAAGTACCCACTGTTATGTCTTGTGAAGTTACATCAACACCTGTTGTCGTAGTATTCACAACTGTATTAAGTGTAGTACCAACAGGAACACCCGTCCCATATACTAGCTTATCGTTCGCAATGTCGTGCGATACTAGTTCGTGTCCTGCTACTTTGATTGATCCTGCCATTATGCTTCCGGTTTAGTAGGCCAAGTCACATTAATTAAATTACCCTGTTCATCCAATGCTGCATTTGGTGAATTAGTAGGGAGGTCTCGTAAGGCTTGACGATAGTCTAATTGCGCTTGGGTTGCTGTTCTATCTGGGAGTACCCACCAATCTGTTGCAGATAAGAGTTGGTTTCGCTCAATGCGCAACCGATTACCTAAATCAAGATTTTTTCTTTCCTGCTCTTCTGGAGTATTTGGGTCAATACTAAAATTATCATATTCTGGAACAGGGTCTAAGTATGCTGTGCGAACGCCATTTATTAAATAATGATAATGTTGGTCATAATGTTTTTCTGCCATTATCCCACTCGCTTAATAGTGACCATTGAATTTTTATGATCCCCAGTGCCACTGGTAGTGACATAGGTTCCGCCCCCATTTGATGACCATAAATACAACCCGAAAAGTTTTTCACTTGCTCCTCCTGTAATTTCAGAACTTAAAACGTCAAATCTATATCCGTTACATGCAGTTAAACCACTACCAACTTCACTACTTACATAAGCAGACCATAACCCATAAAATGTTATTGAGCCGTCTACACCAAAAGCTAAACGAGTGTAATCGGTACGATACACACTCAAGATAGCGTCCATAACATAACTGCCTGACTGATCAAAACTCCAACGATTTGAACTAAATGTAACTGCACAGTTACTAGTGTGCGTTTTAACATCCATATTTCGCAAAGACCACGCATTAGTAGATCCAGATTGCCCACTTGTATTTGCGTACCACAGTGAACAATTCCCAATCTCAACACCAGCAGGAAACTGCACCCCACTATTCAAAGTTATTGTGCTGCCAGATGCAGTTGCAAGAGTTTGTCCGTCTAGTTTAATATCTGCCATAGTTAATAAGCGTAAAGGGTTCCGGTAATGTTTATTGAGCCAGTAAAGTTTGGAGATCCACCCGCATTGATTAACTGTCCATCCACCGTGATCGTTCCACTAAATTCGGTGTCACCAAAATAAACTACATTCTGGCTACTAGGAACATTAAAACTTTCACCAATCACATTCCGTTGCTGCATCCCAGAAACAGTCACATCAGCATTGTCTATACTCGTTAAAGAACTAGAGCGCTTTGATCCTAAGTATGACATTAGTTCTCCAGTAAAGAAGCAGTTACTTGAATCGTGTTTGAAACGGAAGCATACACATAGATCTCGTCATACTGATTCAAAACAATCTTTGAAGGCAAACAATCTAATGTTGACCCTACTGGTACAGGAGCATTTTTAACGATGAATACATTATCGGCTGAATTAAATCCGGTGTTAGCACTTGTTGACAAACGCTTGTAGATCGAGACATTCGCAGTCGATGCACCGATATTTGAAGCAAATAGTCCAATGACCACTGCCCCATTCAAAGGTGCGCCAGTACCACTTCCATCATAAATCACTGTCTCAGTATCTGCCGCTACAGAAATACCTGATGATTCACTTACAAATGCCATATCCTATCCTAATGCGATTGCGTATGAGATTGCTTGCGCTTCCGTAATTCCTCCTCCACCACCTGACGGAGTTTGATATTCTAATGCGTTTCCTGCTGTGTTGACGGTTAGTACCTGTCCTGCTGATCCCAAGGCAGTTAGTCCGGTTCCACCAAGTTGATACGGGATTGTTCCTGCTGTGATCTCCTGCCCACTGAGACTTAGATAGTTGTTGCTAACGGTAGCAAGGCTTACGTTGGTGCTATTGTCTGTTCCTACCGGATCGAAATCTGTCCCAGAAACTGGGATTGACGGACGATTGCTGATGTCTGTTGTCCAATCAACCTGCCCAACTGTGATGGCCTGACCAGAGATCGTCAGGTAATCATAGGTCGTATTATTGAGAGTGACATTTGTACTATTGTCTGTGCCAACTGGATCGAAATCTGTTCCACTGACAGGGATGGTTGGTTTGTTTGTTATGTCTGTTGTCCAATCAATTGACCCTAGTGTTATCGCTTGACCTGTAATTGATAAGTAGTCGTAGTTTGTAGTGTTTAACGAAACATTCGTACTATTGTCTGTGCCAACTGGATCAAAGTCTGTCCCAGAAACAGGAATCGTAGGTTTGTTTGAAATGTCTGTTGTCCAATCAATTGCACCTAACGTAATCGTTTGACCAGCTAAAGAAAGATAATCGTAGGAGGTGGTTACTAGACTTACGTTTGTGCTATTGTCTGTACCAACCGGATCAAAGTCAGCTCCACTTACCGGAATACTGGGTTTGTTTGTAATGTCTGTTGTCCAATCAATTGCACCTAATGTTATTTCTTGTCCGGTAAGGGATAAGTAATCATAACTTGTGGTTACTAAACTAACATTAGTGCTATTGTCTGTGCCAACCGGATCGAAGTCAGTTCCGCTTACTGGGATCGATGGCTTATTTGCAATGTCTGTTGTCCAATCAACTTGTCCTAGTGTGATTGTTTGACCAGCTAAAGAAAGATAATCATAACTTGCAGTGTTAAGTGTGACGTTTGTACTGTTGTCTGTTCCAACCGGATCGAAATCCGTTCCCGAAACAGGAATACTTGGTTTATTCGCAACGTCTGTCCAATCAATCGCTAAATGACTTTTTAGTGTAGCAGCATCTACGGTTGTGCTAATTGTGCCACTAGTTGTGATCGGACTTCCTGAGAATGTGATACCATTCGCACCTGTCAAGCCTACACTGGTGACCGTCCCTGTCCCTGACCCAGTAATCCACTCGATGTCATTTGCAGTGCTATTAACTGCGAGAACTTTTCCTGCGTTATTCGTGTAGCTTGGTAAAATGGCAGAGGCAGAAGCTGAAGGAAGGGTGATGTTGGAGGTAGTGGTACTGTCGGATAGGCTGAAATTAATGGTAGTGGCGTTGACTTGGTTGACTCCGGTGACCGAAACTCCATCGTCTCCATCTACTCCGTCTGCTCCTCGTAGGTCACCAGTTGTAAATCCTAGCGAATTGCCGTTGCTGTCAACATCATCGGAAGTAAAAGTGACAACGCCAGTGGCAGCATCGTAGCTTCCGCCTGTAAATCCGGCTCCGTCTGCTCCGTCTGCTCCGTCTGCTCCGTCAGCCCCTGGCACTCCAGTAAAACCCTGCTGTCCGGCTACTCCAGGGACTCCTTGAATACCTTGAATACCCTGTTGGCCTTGAGGCAAAGTAAAATCGTAAGTGGTATCTGTTCCGGCGTAGTCTGTTACGGTAAAGCGAATTGTGCTAGCGTCTATCTGCTGAACATTGGTAACAGAATCCCCGTCATCGCCTTTGTCGCCTTTCTGCCCAGTAGCTCCAGTAACTCCTTGTATTCCTTGAAACCCTTGTTCACCGCTTGGCCCAGCGATTCCGGTCAGACTCTTGACATAATTTAGCGCGGCAGAAAGATCTGTCGTGTTGTTGAAGGCTGCCGAATCCGTACTAGATAAAGGAATGTGGCTAGCATTTAACTCTGTGCTAACCGTACTTAGGTCTGAGCCAATAATCTTACGAGTTTCAACCGTGACCGTCTGGCCTAGCGAAGTAACAAGATCAACCATTAGCGCCACCTCCAGCTAACTCGCATTCTCTTTTTGTTAATTCCACGATTTCTAGTCAGTGAATGTTGAGGCTCGGTTCGCCTAGCGTAACCGACTTGCTCCAGAAATCTTTGGCGAAACAACGAGGATTTTTCAATGTTTCGTAGTTCATTTTCTTTTAGATACGCTCGCTCTGCCACACCGTAGACTAGTGCTTCGTGGAACATCGGGCTGATTAGCGGAGTCTCTGAGTCGCCGTAGGTAGTGCCATCATGACCTGTTCCGCCTTGAGCAGTTGTGTAACGAAGTCGATCCCTCGGCGGATCAATCACGCCATCAAACTTTAAAATGGCCGTGTCGGTAATCGAGGTAATGATTCCAGCAGTTGTGGTCAGAATGTCTGTAGAACTATCCCCTGTGACATCAAATACTGGAACAGGAGAAACTAGCGTAGAGCTAAACAGCGGGTCAGTAGCAGTCGGGGTGGGGTAAACATCGAAGGTTGGAGCCGACATATGCTCCAGAATAATAGCGCGAATCGGGCCAGTTTGACCTCTCCAGTTAGCGTCTACTAGCTGGCCCATCACTACATTGTGTTCGTCAAGCACATTCGGCGCAAGAATGGGAATCTCAACAGAAGTATTGTTGATGCGTACTCTTGTCAGATCCATCAGCGGAGGAGTAGCTGGCCGATTAAAAGTCGAAGTAGCCTCCACGATTGTTACGCTAGAGGTAACAATCGGAAACTCTGTCAGCCGAATAAACTCATGCTGAGCATCATAAAGGTATTGGCGTAGCTCGGCGGGTAGCCAGCGCTTGCCTGTGCCTCCAGTGTAACTTCCATCTTGGAGTAGAGTGCTAACCCTATCCAGGATTTGTGCTTGCGTCAGGCTCATTCTCTCCTACTTCTAAAGAATGTCTGGTCTTGCGTGGAGCTTTTACGCTTTTAGCCTCTGCTTTGACCTCGCTGCCTGTCCGAGAATCTATCAATGTTCCTTGAGCGTCTTTTACTGGAACAATAATACTTACCGGAAATCGAGGTCGTTGGTAGCCTTCGGGTGGCTTGTAGTATTGCGTCTGCGTGTACTCGGTGACTAGACATTCCAGTAGCCGATTAATATGAATACCGCTAACCACTCTGGCAGACCCACGGGGTATGACAGCTTGAAAGCCATTGACCGAAACACCCACAGCATCATTTTCGTATTGCTCACGGCCCATCTCTACACGAATAACTCCGTAGCCTGGTGGAATGGATTCGGTCTTACCGTCCCATTCTGGCGCTAGATTGCGGTGATCTTGGACAGTCTGATAGCGTCCAGTGCCACTATTGTAATAGCTTGAAGCTTGGCGAGGTTCGTATGTGTAATTCATAAATCTTTAATAAAAGTGCAGGGCCGCTTGCACGGCCCTTAGATTAGTAGTCTTAGACTACTCTGGTTGGGGTATCATTCTTAGGAAAACGATACACAACGTAAGCGTAGACGGCTCCTGTTGAGGCAGAACCTGCTGAGTTGGCTAGCGTAAATCGAATGACACGATCTGGTAGCGTAGCCACTGAAGTCCACATCATCTGAGGAGTTGCCTCGGTGTTGTTGCTTGCTCCGTTTACATCAATTGCAGTTGGTGTAAAGTAGTCATCGTCAGACTTATGCCCGATGTCTAGCGTCACACCAGCTTGGTCAAAGTTGTCTTTTACGATAACAACAACTTTTTCCACAATGCACTCAGGGGGAACCGTAATATCAACAGGCGCGGCTGTTGTACTTGCGGCAATGCTGGTAAATGAAACATGCTCCGTGCATTGAGGAACATAGCTCATTTGTTGTTTATCACTTCGCATAGTAATGCTCCTATAAGTGAGTAGCTAGTGAGATTCTCACTAGCTACTGGGTAATAAATTAGCTATTTGAGCCGTAAGGTGCAGGAGGATTAAACCAGTTAGCGCCTGTTCCAGCGGTTACGGAAGCACTTAGATCAGTCACTGCTGTTTCTACAGACACCATCCAATCTTCATTTAGGATGACACTGCCAAACATGAATGTATAACCCACGGTTCCACGCTGTCCCAAGGGGTCGGTTCCGCTTGGGGTTGGCTTAACTACTTTAGGAACAATGCTATCCATTCCGCCAATTGTTGCTGTACCCACGCTGTCTTTTGCAAAGATCACAATTGGGTAAACATGAGCGTATCCGGTAGTAGCATCTTGCAATACATTAGCTCCGCCTACTGCTCCTGCTCCTAGCGTAGTGTTTCCATCACGATCAAAGGGAACTGCTTGAGTTGTGGCGATAAAACGAATTCCATTGTAGGAACCCATTTCATATTCCATGATTGCACCAGTATCGGCGTACTTTTCCACGGGAACAAAGCCAACAATGTCTTCCAGATCTTGTCGTAGATTCGGGTGACAGATGGCAATGTAGCCAGCGCGGATTGGCTGAGTCTCTTGACCTGGAGAAGCAGAGAGCATCTCGGTCATTTTGACTGCATCATTGTTTTCTAGAAAACGAATGGCAGCGTCGAACTCTACTCCTGTAGTAGATAACTTGGTGTTGACTACGTTTCGAGCAGCGCCATTGGTAAAGATCACATTGCTTGGAGAACGGAAATGCTTATACGCCAGCATATCCATTGTTTCAGCAGCTTGGATCGCTTGTCTCTCGGTAATAATTGAGACATATGGATCTTGGCCGAGAAGCTCCATGAGATCAGTTACTGGCGTGTAGCGCCCGTATTGTCTTACAGTATGTGAAATTACTTCTGATTCTAGCGTGTCGAAATCAGGAGTTACACCCTCACCTAGCGGCGTAGTATTAATCGGGAACTTCTTGTAGCGTCGGTGTCGAATGACATTGCCTTCGTTGGTTCCCTTGCTGTCCTTTTGCGCAAACCTAGCAAATGTCAGGTTCTTTTTTGCAATCGGCAGCATCTTGGATTGAATCGTTAATGCGTCTTCCTGCGACAAATCTCCGTAAAGAGATCCGGCAGTGGTCGCAAAACTATTTGCTGTAATCGCCATGATTAGCTCCTATTCTCACTAATTAGCTTATTCCAAAAAGCTTGCTTGTCTTCTTCCGTTTGAATCCCTCTGACCTCACGATTGCGAACAATTGGGCGAGAAGGAATGGAATGACTCGCTGCTTTTCGTTTTGGATTTTCTGGTAGTGGTTCGGGCTTTGGCTCCACGGCTGCTTGAGGTCGAATCCCCTTGTCTGGATAGTCAAACAAGAAAGAACGGACTAGATCCACAAAGCTAGCGGGGTTATCAAAGTCCAACACAACATTCTTGCGGTGCTTATTGCTCAACACCCACTGCGCAAACACCGGATCATCAAGATCTAGCTGCGCTGAGTTGGTAATTCCTAGCTGAGAATTGGCTGCCTGATGTCTTTCATTCAACCTTTGTTGCACATTCCGCTCATGGTTTGACTTGCGTAGCGTCTGAATGTCCTGCTCAAACTCTTTGTTTGCGCTAGACAGACGATGCTTGATGAGAGCGTCAATTCCTTTGAACAATTCGGGGAATGTGGTGACTTCTTCACGCACATTGTCCGGTAGCGAGTCTAGAATATCTTGAAACACTTCATTTGCTTGCGCCTGGTCTACCTTGGTCGCCGGAGGATCAGGAGTTTTTGCTGCAGTGCTAAGCTGTTCTACGCTTTTCGCTAGGGAATCAACACGATCTCGTAATTCTTTGTTCTCTTCCTTGAGCGTGGCAATAAAATCTTGGGAATCTCTAAACCGCTTTACTAGCGCTGGGTCATTTACTAGTGGGTCTGCTGGTTTTTTTGTTTCCGCTGCTGGTTTCTCAGGCTCCTCAACAGGAGTTGCCTCTATCTCTTTAACTTCTGGCTCCGAGTCAGTTGGAACCTCTTGTTTTTTGGCATCTGGATCTAGAATTTTTGCCCAGATTTCTTCTTTCGACAGTTCGACAGGGGTTTCCTGCACAGTTTCCTCCGACAAAGCCGGATTCTGGTCAAGTACTTCGCTCATAAAGCTCTAGTTAGGAGTTTCGTTCGGGGTACTCCAGCAGTTCACGGAACGCTTGAAGCTTGCCGACTCGTAAATTATGCTCCGACAGCCTGTCCTGGGTCACGGGGTGGGCTAGTCGGGCCGTTTCCTGCAACATTCGTTGCTGCAAATACTCTTTGAGGTGCATCCACAGCTTTCCTCGACATAGGACTTGGAGTTCGTCCCTCGACAGGGGTGTCTGCGGCTGGAATTGTTCGTTCATTTTGTTGCTGTTGTTCTAGTTGGGCTTGCGCCATCATGCGTTGCTGCTGAAGCTGTAACAATTCTTCCTTCAACATCACACTTAGCTCGCTAAAATCACCGATTTGACCTGGATCACCCCCTTTCTCCAGCAGTGCCATTACTCTTTTGATTTCTAGCTCGCGTCTTTGCTCTCCGATAGAGAGTCTTTCGTCTAGCGCGGCTTTCAATTTCATCTGTTGCTGCTCGATCTGAGCTTCCAGCCCCTTGACCTTGGCTTCCATCTCTAGTTTTTGCTGCATTGCCATCTGTTGAGCTTGCTGTGCTTGCTGAACTTCTTCGGGACTCTTGAGCATTTCGTCTGGATCTAGGGAAAATGCTCGCAGCATTGGCTTCGCAAAGCGGTCAATCTTCATCATTCCGGCTAAATCCGGCACATTCATCACAATTTGCAGAAATTGCAGCATCTGCTGATTGTGTATTTCTTCGGCAACAAACCTTTCATAGCCTGTGCAGATGGCTTCGGCGTCACAATGCAGGTTTGGGTCATCGGAATCGACCAGCAACCAGCGATAGATACCATCAATGGCTCCTTGCAAAATGCTAGAAACAGATTGAACTACGCTAGCTGTTTGCTTTTGGCTGGCAGTGTTCAAGATCGACATGCCTGTAGCCGTCTTTGTCTGGTACGGAGCCGATTGACCCATGCCAATTGGCGACTGACCGGAAGACAAATTGGCTTCTCGTTGTAAGAACTGCATCATTTCCATGATGCCGTGGGTCACATCAGGAATAATGATAGGTCGAAACGCAGTGCTAATGTCTGTACCTGGAGCAAATTCTAAAATGCCACCTGGCTCTAGGTTCTGAATATCGGTTCCGTGCTGTAACTGGCTAGGGTCAACCGCAATCTGTGGTGCTGACGCGAGTTGTTTGCCCTCGACGTACATCGCCATCGCAAAGTTTAACAATGACTGTATATCTCGGATTGACCAGAAGATACCGTCACCCCAGATGGAGTGCGGGACTTGCTGCCAATAGCCAAAGTGGTAGGGCAACATTCCGTCATAAGGAGAAATCGTGGCCTTGATGGTTCTGTCTCCCAGAACATGAATGCACACAGGAATTAAATTCAGATTGCCAAACTCACTGGTATCCATGAATCCGGTCACATCGTCAGCGTCCAGCATTCCCCAGAATTCTAGAAGCTCATACTCCTTTTCTTCTTCGCCATAACTCTCCTGATGCGGATTCAATGGCTTTGATATTTCTGTTCCGGTGGAGTAGACACGACGATCTAAAACATCGCTGACTGCTTCTGGGTCATATCCTGCGTCTTCTGTCAGTAACTGACGAACCTGTACGGAAGAGAGTTGACGACGCTCGATCAGGTAGCTCAAGTCGTTGACGTTCTCTGCCTCTGGACTAGGGTACAAATCGAAGATGCTGACGAATTTGGCTGCCGGAATTAATTCTTGTTCAATGGCAGATTCTATACGCTGCAAGCGATTAGCGTAGCGCCCCTTGTAAACAGGATAGTTTCTTCGCTGCAACACAGGAGATTTCATCACGCCTGTACCATGAAGAATTAGCTCATGAATTGCCTTGCTGATCTCGGTTGTAAAACGTGTCTTGTCGAGAATGTCACGAATTCGATCTTCGATATTGGCAGCGCGATCCGCTAGGATTTCATCCAGCGGTAGCTCCTTGCGTAGCTCGCTAATGTATTCTTGTCTCTCCCGATCTGACATCTCTCCCATGCCTTGCGCAAACTGATGTATGTCGCTGGGAACAAATCGCGGATAGCGAGAAGGCTGAATCGTAAACGGAATCTCGCCGTTCTTGAACAGCATCGCGTTGATTTTAATGTGGGCGTTGCTGACTTCGCGTCGAGTTAGCGCAACAAAAGGAGGGCGAGGATTTGGCGTTTCCGACGCATACGGCACTTGTTCAAAGACACCGTTAAACGCATCTTCGCCTGGAAGCCAACGCTCTGATTCAATGTTCTGACGGTAGTCTTGAGCTTTCTCAAACTTACCGCGAACTAAAGTAGCGAGATTATCACTACTTACTGTTTGTGACTCAGTGTTTTCGTAGTCTTCGACCATTTAGCTAGATCGGGTGTAACGTGTCTAAAAAGAGTGCGCCGACTAACAGGCTTAGCGTCGGCTAGCGGAAAACTTCTGTGCGGGTGCTTTGCTAAGCCCCACGACGCTAGCGCTAGCGCCATTACACAATCATCGTGTGCGCCGTAATTAGCGGCTTCTTTACCGTTAGAGAGTACCACAAAAGTCATTAGCTCGTCAACTAGCTTCGGCGATTTAATTAGCAAATCTTCGTTTCTTAGCATTTCTCTTAGCGTGTCAATCAATTGTGGCCGAGAGCGCATGGTTGTCAGGAATCCTACACGCTTTGTGCGCTTGGTTGTTTTCTCATCCTGCTTGATTTCCGTAAACAAGTTGGTGTAGTTGTGCTTGTCCAATAAGGCTCTTAGCGTGACCAGCCCATGATTATTGCGCTCTACTATTAGCATCGCCCCGTTGTAGTACTGAGCTAGCGTAGTTAGCTTCCACGCTAACAAGTCAGGATCTGTCTTGGTTCTTAGCATTGCAACCTGTTCGGCTGTTAGCGCATTTAGCACGACGGCTACAGAGTAGTCTGTATCACGCTCGTTGACCTCTATGCCCTCGCTAACGTCAACGCCAATCCGGTAGCTTAAACCAGGAACAGGTTCACGGAAAATTTCCAGTTCGCCAAATTGCTCCGGTTCGAGCAAGTATTTCATGTCTCCTGATTCTTCTCGCCGATTAACTCCTAGCGTATAGCGTTGCGGCTCCTGCTGAGAATCCACTCGCTGACGAATACGCTCCAGTAGATTGCGGTCAAAAACCATGCGACCACTAGCCAGAAAGGCTTCACGGGCGGATGTGGGGTAGTCCTGGTGGAAATCTTCAAGTCGTCCTTGGCAGTTGATGTCGATGGCTTGTCTTCGCCAAAGCAAGTTTTCTAAAGTAACTTTAAAAGTAACTATCCCCTCGTCACCCAGATCATAGGTTATCTCTTCGTTTGCAAGGCGTAGCTCCTCTTCGCCTCCGTAGCGTGGGTCTTTTCCAAGAGACTCCTTGAATTCTTCTTTTTGCGCTTTACTGGTGAACTCTTTGGTGTAGGCGTCGAAGACGTACCAAGGGAAGAAGTCGGCTTCGTAGCCGCTAGCTCCTCCGGCGTCGTAAGCGTCCCAGAACATTGTGTAGAAGAAACCGCCGACTCCTCTGGCCGTGCTTTCAAAGATCACCTCCGTATTGTCTGCGATGGCTACGTTCTTCAAGAGGGCGCTAGCATAATCTTTCGCATTGTTCCCCCAGCGGCTGACCTCGCTACAGTGTAGATAGGAAATCTGGTCGCCGACAATCTCCGAGCCTCCCGCCGTACCTAAACGGAAACGGGTATTGAGTTGCTCCCAGTGAAGCTCTCGTCGGCCTGAGTACCCAACTTTAGGCTTTAGCGCTTGCGGGTGGTTGCGCTCCATAGTGCGAACCATGTTAAACAAAGTCTGATTTGTTTCATCATCATGGGCAACAATAGCAATTCGCTTTTGCTTAGCAAAAGTACTAGCCCGATAGTAGCGAGATAAACAATAGGTAGATAGCCCAGACCTCCGTGGTTTAAGCACAACTCGACGGACAAAACCTTTACGTTTAAGTTGTTCTTCACATTTAAAATGAAGTATTTTTTGTACGTTGTTTAGCCGAAAAGGAATCAGTTGACCCGATCCAAACTCTTCAATTCGTAGAATAGTTTTAAAGTAAAATAGTGGATCTTCTTTTAGCTTACTTACAAACTGTTGGTACTCTTTCTCTTTGCGCATAGATTTAGTTAGATTTTTGTAAAGATATAGGCATATCAATTATTTACAGTCTAA